CCTTCTTTCAGGAACACTGTTCCGTCTTGCTTGTTAATTGGACCTGTAAATCCAAACAACTCGCCTGCGCTAATAGCATCTTTTACACGTTGTGCTTCTGCTTGTACATCAGCTGGCATATTAGCAAATGGTGCCATTTGTACAGCACCTTCGTTCATATGTCCAAAGTAATCGCCTGTTTCCCATGTACCGTCTAGTACTTGTCCTACTTTCTTAATGTAGTAAGGACCCCAATTGTCAATAGTTGCTGTCAATTGTGCATTAGGAGCAAACTTCATTTGATCACTTGCTTGTCCAAATCCAAGTACGCCTGCTTGTTCTGCCGCTTGTAGCGGAGCAGGTGAGTCAGTGTGTTGTGCTACAATGTCACAACCCTGTTGGATCATTGCTACTGCTGCATCTTTTTCTTTGCCTGGATCGTACCATGTGTATACCCAAGTAATTTTTAGGTCTACATCTGGGTTCATTTTCTTTGCACCTAGATAAAATGTGTTAATTTCACGCATAACTTCTGGAATTGGGAATGAAGCAATATAACAAATTGTATTTGTTTTTGTCATCATGCCAGCAACAATACCTTGTACGTGTCTTGCTTGATATAGTTTCAAGCCATAGTTAGCAGCATTATCTAATTGCTTATAACCTGTAGCATGTTCAAACTTTACGTTTGGAAATTTCTTTGCTACAGCCATCACTGGATCCATATATCCAAATGATGTGGCAAAGATAATGTCTGCACCTTGTAGTGCCATTTGTGTTAGTACACGTTCTGCATCAGCACCTTCTGCTACACTTTCAACAAACGTAGTTTCAACACGATCTCCGTATGCTTCTTCTACTTGTTGACGACCAATATCGTGTCGATATGTCCAGCCGTGGTCACCTGTTGGTCCAACGTAGATGAATCCAACAGTTACTTTATCTTTAGGAGTATCTGCTTGTGCTGACACTGCTAAAGACCCCAACATTAATAATGCTGTGGTAAATATTTTTAATAATTTCATTAATAAGGTTTCCTTTGTATTGGCTGTACTTTAACCTCTATGTTTCAGCCTGCATAGTGTAACGCTTCTGTTGCTAGGTGCGTTACAAACCCCCACTTACCTAATTAGGCAGCTAATGCCATTTCTGGCGCATAATTGTTATTTGCAATTATAAAGTTTGTTCGCGGTAACGGCGCTTACATCCCGGTAACTCCATTCATCTATCTTGTCAGTCGATCCTATTTCAGCCCCATCATAAGCACACCCTTCAACCTGTGACCAACCTGCTCTTCCAGGATGTGCTTATGGTGGAGCTGCTGGGTACCGCCCCCAGGTCCTGTCCAATCATCAAATCACTTCAACGTTACAGTCTATTTATAACATAGATATGATACTATGTCAATAACTTAATTTTTTTTAAGAAAGACTAAATAGAAACAGTTTACGATATAACGATACGATTTTGTTGCTTCTGCGGCAAAATTTTTTTAGGTTGAAAAAGGAAAAAACAATGACTCAACTCATAAACCCACAAAAATTTACAGACACAGTTGGCCTTTTAAGGTCATTTTTTTTGGCTAAAGGATTCTTAGAAGTCCACACCCAAAACAGACTAAGCATATTAGCGGCTTGCGAAGATCCGTTTAATGTAGCAACTTACAATTACGCAGACCAAGTTTGGCCACTACCGCAAACAGGCCAGATGTGGTTAGAACATGAATTATTAAGCAAGCCCGATAGTAAGGGCTTTTTTTGTGTGTCAACGAGTTATAGACAAGAACCAAATGCTATACCAGGTAGACATGATATTATCTTTCCAATGTTTGAGTTTGAGATGCCGGGCGATGTTAACGACCTTAAAGCAATGGAGTATGAGCTGTGTGAATACTTGGGCTTTGATCCATTAACAGAAAAAACTTACAGAGAATGGCAACAACATTGGGGTGTAAGTGCTGATGTTGAAATGGATGACAGTCACGAAAAAGGTATGGAAATGAACTTTGGTAGTTGTTTAATTACAGACTTCCCAGAACTAACATCACCTTTCTGGAATATGGCACGTAACGATGATGGCAACACTGCTAAAAAGATGGACGTTATACTAGGTGGTATGGAAACTATTGGATCAGCAGAGCGTAGTTGTGATGTTGATATGATGCGTGATACATTCCACAGTATTGTAGACGGCGAGTATGCACAGTTACTATACAAACTGTTTGGTAAAGAACGTGTGGAAGCAGAACTAGAAGAGTTCCTAAAATTTGACTTCTTTCCTAGAGTAGGCGGCGGTATTGGTATGACAAGAATGATTGCGGCACTGGACAAACAAGGAAAGATTGCCCTGGCTGCATAAATTGATCCAGGGTGGTGAAATTGGTAGACACGCACGACTGTTTATCGTGTGGTTAATAGCTCGCAAAGTATTTAACCGTGGAGGTTCGAATCCTCCCCCTGGAGCCAAAAAAAGTAAAAAAAGTGCTTGACTTACTGAAAAGATTACTGTATAAATATAAGTATAACAAAGGAGTTAATATGTTACAAGGAATGTACAAACCAAGTTGGTGTCCAGGAAACTGGGGTATGCCTTGATGTGACTTCTTAACGAACTTACTCATTGCAAGCCCTGTAGTAGAAATGTTACGGGGCTTTTTTTATGACTACACTACGCCTTACTGCAATAAGGTGTCTTTGCAGAGACAGAGACCTCGAAAGGGTCAAAGATAGTGTAGTTTTAAAAAAAGTTATGTCGGTGAAGTGTTATGGTAGCACGGCGGTCTCCAAAACCGCAAGCCGGGGTTCGACTCCCTGCACCGATGCCAATTACGGAGTATAGCACAGCCTGGTAGTGCGTTCGCTTTGGGAGCGAAAGGTCGTAGGTTCGAATCCTACTACTCCGACCAATTACCACTTAGTAGCTAGTGTCTTTTTAAGTTGCGTTTGGCTACGGATTGCACTTAAACAAGATAGTATTCTATTTTGTTTTGCATATGGAAGTTGATAATGGTTTTTTGTTTGCCAAGTTTTGGCTTTTTCAGTTTCTTTACTAAACTCTTTTAGTAATAAATCTTCCATAAATTTTAGTTCATCTTCAGTTAGATCTGCTATTTTGGTTGCAACCATTTGGACACTCCTTTATTGTGCAATGTCTTATTTACACATAAAGAAAATGTTAAACGCTAACATTTATGTTTTTTGTGTGTTTAGGATATTGCTTGTCATATTCTCAGCGGAGATCTCAATACTACGTTCCCACTGATTGCTTGGCATAGTTTGCCACATTAATTGATCACTATAATCAACAGTCATCCAACTACTGATACCGTTACTACGACTGCCAAGTATTTCACTTTCCAGTTGTCCAGCACCCCATGAACTTCTACCAACAATTACTCTCCAGTATTCAGGAAACTGTCCAATATTCATTACATTGACAATGCTTTTGTCTTTTGTAATGCTTAGTGTATCGTTTAGTTTTTTTGTACTAGGTAATTTTAAATCATTACTGTGTATAACAACTGCATTGTTTACATCTACTGGACCACCAAAGTATAATGGTATATCACGATGTAAATTCATACCTTTACGTAAACGTTGTGTTATTTTATCATCTAGTTGCTTATTAACTATCCAGCCATGTGCACCGTCACCTGTGTGGTCGCTCATGAGTACAACACTACGATTAAACGTTCCAGTATTAATACTGGGTATACTAACTAGAAAATTACCAGTTGTATTCATTTATATTCCATCTCAGTAATAATATCAGTACCTTCTTTGTCCATTGCAATACTTAATGCCATTGCTTGTATATCGTCAATAATATTTTGACAGGCTGCTTTATCATAATTTTTATATGATATTTCACTAAATTCATTCCGTACACGATGTAACAGAATCGCTTTGTCTTTCATTACTTCAAGTCTTCTTAAAAGATCCTCAATAGAATGTTGCATATAGCCTCCGTGTGTTAACTATATTTATAGCACTGATAGTTAATTAGTCAAGAAAAAAGCACCATGCGGTGCTTTACTCTGTTGTAATATGGCTTACTTGCCGCCTTTTTTCTTCTCGCCCTTGGGCCGTGTGTAAGTGTGATCTGGGTCTAACATTAGTAGCTCGGATACATCTTGTGTTTGAACTCAGATATCTCATCAGCTTTTCTATAGTAGCCTCTGTTTCTTAGTTCACGGATTGCCATACAGTAACTTCTGTATTCCATTGCTTTAATAAATTTCTTAAACATTATTTGTTCTCCAACATTAAACGTTTTGCTTCTTCGTGGAAACCTTCTCTCCAAAGTGCTTCAGCGGCTCTTGCTCTGCCTGCTGATTCGCCAAATGCCCATACGCCCATTGCAATTGCAACAAGGTATTTTCCAAGTGTTTTGATAAACTTTGGTGTTGATACTGGTGTATTTCCTACTGCTTCCATTATACCCAACCTCTCAAGTTGCGGTTTGCTTCTACAGCTTCGCCACCTAGTGCTCTTGGATATGACGAATGTGCAATATGATAAATGTCACCACGTGCAATACCAATGTCATTTAGCTCATGGTTTGTAAGTTTTGAAAGTTCATTTATTGTGTGACGAATGTTTTTACGTCTGTGTAACTCGGTGCCTAATTTTTTAAACCAGTTGGCGGCACCCATAAAGCCAAACCAGTTAAATGTATTTGCTACTAAAGCTGTCATTTTCTTATATTCCTATGTATATGTATATGTGTATAGTGTGAGCATTATTTTTGCTCACACTTTTATTTAACATGAATTCTTATGAATTACTACTGTGTTCTAGTTGAACACGATATGCGCCTAACGCATACCTTAAACGATGTTACGTCTATCTAGTGGAAAGCCACTACGCATACATTCTAAGACGTATGCCTGATCACCTTTGTTAAATTCTGTCTTAACATAAGTTTCAAGATTTTGATTGATATTTTTCAATCCTGTTGTTCTTTTTGGTAGTCTGACCGCAGTCATTACACTACCAAGCATATCTGCTATAGTTATCATTGTTTTCTCCAATATGTAATGATGCTTGATAAGGCGAGCGCCCGTTGTCTTTTCAACGTGTCAGGTTTGATTCTTGATGTAATCTCGTTTCTGGCCGTCAATATTTATCATAGTATATAACAAAATGGCAATGCATTTCACAAATACTCGTTATGCGTTTAGTGCATATTACTGATTAAATAATGTACGGATACTTTCAGGATCATCAAGGCTGAATGGTGATTTGTTTTTAGTAGATATTTTTCCACTACATGCTAAATCAACTTTTCTATATTCAGCTTCTCTGCCAATTTGATTGCTTACACGCTTACTAATTGAGCCAGTTGAATCACCAGCCGCTTTTAAACGTATCTCAATCTTTACTTCGCCTTCATACGGCGGCACACCTAGATTATAGATGTCTTTTCCCATGTAAAATAATCCAGCACCGCCTACTTGCATATAGTAGACTTGTTTACTGTTGTATAGATTATTAATGAAACTTGAACTTGCAGTTACCATTTGTTGAATAGCCTTTTGGTAACCATCTTGTACCATAGCGAGTCTAACGTCATAATCTGCAATAAAAGGAATGTTACCTTTTGCTAACTGGTGTAGTTGTACTGGCTCACGTGTTGACAGTTCGTCTAGATATGCATCAATTGCAGGCTTGCGTTCTTCAAGAGCCTCAAGTGCAGTTTCTAAATCTTCTTCTTCAACTTTCATTAGAGCTTTACTACTAGGAATAAAATTTCCGTCACGGTAGATCATAAGAAAGCTACCCATAGTATCTGTTGTACTACTTTTACATTCTACTAAAAATGGCTTACCATTTAACGATGCTTCAATATCGGCTGCATCGTGACTACTAAACGCCGCACCGCCAGCTTTGGTTAATTGTAAAAAATCTAAATTAGCATCAGTAATTGCCTGTGCTACACGGTTTTCATAATCAACGCCTGCTTGCCCAACGCCTTCATCTAATAATTCTGTTGCTCTCATAATACTATCCTGTTCCAGTGTTAGTATTTATTACATCTTAGTTGTTGTAGACTCGTATGTTCGATTAAACTGATTGTTTACACGAATAAAAGTTGTACACTTACTAAGTTGCTTTAGTGTATTGGCTCCAACATAAGTACAAGTACTACGCACGCCACCCAATATATTTTGAGCAGTGGTAGCCACTGAGCCTCTGTAAGGAACAAGAACTTCTCTTCCTTCGCTTGATCGGTATTCTTTAAGTCCACCGAAGTGTTTTGTGTTTGCTGCATCTGAACTCATCCCGTAGAACTGTATAAACTGCTTTTCTTCATAAACAGACTCAAAGAATTCATCATCTGTTTTAGTCACTTCATTAGTTTCGTAAATCTTAGTAATTACTTCGCCGCCGCCTTCATCATGGCCAGCAAGCATACCACCGAGCATAACAAAATCTGCTCCACCTGCAAAGGCCTTAGCGACATCTCCAGGGCAAGTACACCCACCGTCAGCAATGATGTGACCACCAAGTCCGTGTGCTGCATCAGCGCACTCGATGACCGCAGATAGTTGCGGGTATCCCACACCAGTTTGAATCCTAGTAGTGCAAACAGACCCGGGACCAATGCCCACTTTAACAATATCTGCTCCATTTAGTATTAACTCCTGTGTTTGATCTGCGGTAACTACGTTACCTGCTATAATTACTACTTTGGGGAAGCGGAATTTAAATTCTCCCACAAACTCCACAAAACGTTGACTATATCCGTTTGCTACATCAATACAAACGTATTTTAAATTTTCTTTACACTCCGCATATACTTGTTCAAATTTGTTTAAGTCACGGTCCTGAATACCGATACTCATAGCAACAAAGTCACTACGCTCAGGTAAATCAGATGTAAAGTATTTGATTAAATCTTTTTCACTATATGTTTTAACTAGACACGTAAAGATGTGTCCTTCAGCAAGTTTGTCTGCCATTTCAAATGTACCAACACCATCCATGTTACTTGCCATAATTGGAACACCTTTCCAATCATATTCTCCAACCATAACGTCTTGGTTATTATAGTTGCGGAACATAAATTCACGTTCTAAATTTACTTCTTTGCGTGAACCTAATGTGCTACGCTTTGGACGAATCAAGACATCGCTGTAGTCCAAAAGGATTTCGTTTTCAATTCTCATTTTATTCTTCTTCTAATTTAAGTGATAGCGGAAAACCTGCGTTTCTGCTAATATTAGTAGCTTCATGAGCTTTCTGCTCTGCTACTTCATAATTGAATATACCAGCAATGCCCGAACCATTATGGTGCACTGCATACGTAATCTCTTGTGCCTCGGTTGAACTTTTGTTGAAAATACCAATAAGTATTTCAATTACAAACTCCATGGGAGTTAAATCATCATTCATCAAAATGACTTTGTACTTTTTAGGCCGTTTAAATATAAACGTTGTATCAATCTTCGATGCTAATTCTGTGCTCATTACTTTACCTAAACTATACTAAATTGTTGAGAGTAAAAAGGGGTAGGTTACCACCCCTTTTATATTTGTTGTATTAACCTGCGTATGAAATTTCTATTTTCCTAGGTTTCTTTTCTTCTGGGATGATACGCTCAAGTTCTATGTATAACATGCCGTTTTCCATCCTCGCACCCTGTACCACTACATCATCTGCAAGGGTAAAGCTACGGTCAAACTTACGTTGTGCAATACCTTTGTGCACCCATCTAACAGCAGATTCAGGTTTGTCTGTAATTTCTACTGGGTCATGAGTAACGGTTAATACTCCATCAGCGACTTCAATATTAACGTCATCCATTTGTACACCAGCAAGGGCCATTTCAATTTGGAAACGTTCACCGTCCTGCACAATATTATATGGTGGGTATCCAGCGTTTTGCGGATGTTCAACATATCTAAACATGTCGTTAAACATTCTTTCTAGTCCAACACTGTGGGGGGTGAGTTTATTTAAGTCAATCGTTGTTAATCTATTCATCTTATATCTCCTTTGTTAAGCAAGATGTTAATTTGCGGACCCATAATTGGCATCCACTGTTATTTATGTGTCGGTAGGCTAACCATTGCCTACCACGTGCTTATTTCGTAGCAACCCGTAGTTCTGTATTTGTATTTCTTATCATGCTCACTTGACGCTTTTGCGCATTGAGTGGCAGTTCTTATCGTAATACTAATATAATACATACGGTACTGTTTGTCAAGCTATCTATTGGTATTTTTTTCTTGTTGTTTTAACCACCGCTTACGGGCAGCCGCCTTTGCTTTCTTGCGCTTTAGACTGGGCTTCTCGTAGTATTCACGATCACGTAGCTCTTTAAGTAAGCCATCGTTGTTAACCATTTTCTTTAGTTTACGCAGTGCACGACTAACATCATTGTTGTGTACTTCTACGTGTAGGCCTTTAGCCTCAAATTTATTATTATTATTAAATCTTTTTTGTCGTCTATCCATTTTTACCTCGTTTCAATATCCCTATAAGTCGGTTTCCGTTTAAGCTAGGCTTTGCATCCCATTCTACTTCCTCAAGTGTCTCTGCTACACGATTAAGTATATCAAAGCCCAAGTGCTTATTGGCATTTTCCCGACCTTTGAAACGTACCATAAGTTTAACTTTGTTTCCCTTTGAAAGAAACTTTTCAATGTTTTTTAATTTTGTATCGAAGTCATGATCACCAATACCAGGTCTGAATTGGATCTCTTTGATCTCAATGCGGCTTTCACGTTGCTTTCTAGCTTGTTCTTTTTCACGCCGCTTTTGTTCATAGAGATATTTATTCGCATCTAAAATCTTAGCGACAGGAGGTCTTGCAGATTCAGTTATTACTACTAAATCTAATCCTCTACTCTCGGCAATTTTAATTGCTTGATTTTTGTGCATTACACCCAGTTGACCTTTTTCGTCAACTACTCTCAGTTCGTTATAACGTATCTGAGCGTTAATGGGGGTTCGTGGTTCTGGTTTGTTAAACTTTCTCATATGTTCCTGCATATTGATTAGTAATCATTATTCCTCCTATTTGAATATTCATGTTGTGCCATCATGGAAAACTGATCAGTATTTTCGTATACTGTATATCCTTCCCTAGTATTGAATAGTTTCAATATGTCAGGCTGGCGGTTTTTGTAGCTGAAGTAAGTCACGTTAGATTCGTTCATTAAACTTGCAACTAGTTCTGTTTGTGTAACTGTGTCTAGATCGACAAAAACGTTATCGCTAAGTCGCATAACACTTACCATCCAAGCAATGTTGTTATCATTGATGGGGCCGTTAGCGTGATATATAACCACAGGTACACTTTTATACATATTTTCATGTAGTCTTTCAATGTCATCTAAAAATTGGTTATCATGTGTTAGTACTGTAATAATTGGTCCCGCATCTAATAATTTCATATCAGGTGGGGTGATATGGTATATACTGTTTTCCCTCATAGGGTATACTTAATCCTCTTTAAACGGTTTAGGTGGAACAAGTTTCCCATCATAACCTTCTGGCCATGCTGTATCACGAATAGTTTGTTCCTCTTTGTTTAGTTCTTTAGTTGGTCTTGTATCAGTATACGGGTTATATTCTATTTTGTCAAGTTTATTTTTGCCTGGATTTGGCATGCCACTTGACCCTGCGGCAGTTTTTTCCCAACCCTCTAGTTCTTTTGCTACTTGCTCTAGTACTTCGGGTTCTGCTTTTTCTAAGAGAGTGGCCAATTCGTCTGATGCACTGTCAAGAACTGGTTCTTTAACTGTCTCCACTGTGCTCCGTTTTGGAACACTTGCCTCATCATTGGCTTTTCCATTTCGTTCATTAGGTTCCACATTGTCATCTTGTACACTGCGATTTGTAGGTTTAGTAGTTCTACCATTTCGTTCTTCCCTTCGCCATTCAAATATATACTGTGCCGCAATAAGTAATGCAACTGCCAGTGGATCAAATACAAATATAATAATAAGTATTACCCAACGTACAGCATCTTCTAGTGTTGTACGGTCTGCATCTTCATATATAAACTCTGCCAAATACTTAACAGGTCCTACTTCTGCTTCTAGTTTTCTAGCTTCTGCTTGTAGTGCAAACTTTTGATTGGTAATACGATCAATATTATCGTTTGCTGTTTTAATTCTAGCTAACTGTGCGTCAGTTAATACGTCTAAATCTACATCATCGCCTATTTGTATTTCGTTTCTTAGACGTTCAATAACACTTTGTGACTGTGCGATTTCTGCTTCTGCCAGTTCACGTAGTCTAGCCATTTCTGCTTGTGCATTTTCAATTTTACGATCTGGTGAATTACGTAACTGTGTGATACTTTCTTGTGCTAGTTTGCGTTGATCTCTAACAGCAGGTATATCTGTATCCAGTACTAAATCTATCTTTGTTTGTATATTACTACGTGCAGTTTGTAAATTACTAGCCGCATCTGTTCGTATTGTGTCAATTGTGTCCAATAACCCTTGCTTACGTTGTTGTACACTTTCAGTTTGTGTTCCACGTAATCCAGTAACTAGTCCAGTTAAACGAGTTCGCTCAGTACTAATAACTAATTGTGCTTGTGCTCTTAGTTCTGTTTCTTGTGACTGTAAGTCTGCAATACGAGCTTGTTGTGCTGTTACCCAAGCATTTAATGCACGAGTTGTATTACTACCAAATAATCCATCACTAGTAACACCTATTACAGCTTGTCCTTCTTTGACTTTAGCTCGTTCTGTACTTTGTAATTTATTTGTAGTTACAACTATACTTTGTTCAATTGCAGTAATCTGATCTTTAAGTGTATCAACTGCACTGTAATCTGGTACTAGATCACTAATGCGAACTTCATATGATGCTGCTTGTTCATCCAATCTAGCAATGTCAGAATCAAGTTGTGTTATTTGATCACGATAAGGTTGTATTTGTTCTTCAACACTAGCAACACTTGTATTAGAAAGTTCAGTTCTGTATTCAGAAACTAGACCATTTAG